TATGAAAGAATAGATAAAATAAACAAGGCAACAGATAAATTCTTTGAAAATAATCCCAATTTAACAAAGCGAGAGAAAAATATACATTTAAATAGAAGAGATGCTAAAATAGACTATCTTAAAGAAAAAATTAATATTGAGATGGAAAGACTCTCAAAAGAAAATGCTGCTAAAAATTCTGGAAGAAGCAAAGTTAAAGACTTTTTAGATGATAATAAAGAAAAGATTAACAATAAAAAAACTCCAAAAAACGAAAAGAAAAAGTTAATAGATGAGAGAAAAGATGCGAACAAACTAGATAAGAACTTGAAGAAATTTAGCAATGAAGATGGTCCAGTAATACAATCTGCTATAATACCAGGATTATCTCAAGGCATAGAAAAGGCTGTTAAATTTGTAAAAAGCTATATTGATGGAAAGAAAAAGTCTCCATTAACACATAAGGATATTCGAATATTAAATTCTCAACTTGATAAAGCTATTAAGGGTGGGGAAACTTCAAAGACAGTTCCAGATTATCTATTGATAAATACTAAACCTAAAACATTTAGAGAAAGAATGACTAAACCAATTATGGATGTCTTTGATTTTGAAGTGCAAACAGATAAAGCAGCCAGGAATTTAGAAGGTAGAAAAACTGCTGCACCACTTACAGCTGCAACAGAAAGAAGTACTTTTGAAATTTTAGAGTTTGCTAAAAAGAATAATATCACAGAAGAAAGAATGTTTCATATGTTGAACGATATGGAAACAACAAAAAACCTATTTAAAGTGGAAAAGGATGGTACTATAAGGATAGACAAGAAAAAGGCTGATAAACTAGGTTTTTCAAGCAATGAACAGGGAATTATGGAGTGGTATCGTAATTCTTTAAATGAAATGTTCCAAAAAGGTGTGGACGAAGGGATATTTAAAGAATCTGTTTACATAGAAAATTATGTAAGGCATATGGTTGAAGGATTAGATGACTTGCCCCCAGATATTAAAAATAAATTAGGCGAAATAGGTCAAAATAGTCTTAGTAGCAAGCCTTCATTCGCTATGAAAAGAATATACGAAACTTTAGCAGAATTAGAAAAGGATGGCTATACGGTAAATTATAATATGATTCATCATATACAGGACTATGCAACTGTATTAGAAAGAGCTATTGCCAACAAAAATTTTACTACATATTTAAGAGGTGGATTTGATTCTAATGGTAATCCTCTTATAAGTTCTAAGCCTAGAAAGATTACTGGAAGAAAGGATTATAAGGGAGGTGAATTACAATATAGGGAATTAGATATGCCAGGTTTTGCTAGATTTGCTGGTTTTACTGATGATGCTGGGAATATAATATATAGAAAAGGAAATGATAAAATTTATGTTCACCCAGATATATATAAAACTCTTGAGTCTGTAGTTCAAAAAAATGCGAAGCATTTCTTCGAAGGTGGAGGAGCATTTTTCCGTAATTATTTTACTTTCAAGAATAATGTAAAAAGAATTGTTATGCATAATCCGATGATACACGGCTGGAATATATTCTCAGATGTATTAGATGAATCAAGTGGGTGGCTTGTTCCTAGATTTGGAAAGGCTGGTAAGATTGTATTTAAAGGCTTTAAAGATAAAGATGGAGCTTTAAGCAGTGGATTTAAAAGTGAATTTGGATTTTTAGATTTTAATGATTATAGTAGCTATAAAAGATTTAAAGCTCTTAGTGGCTCAAGTGAAGGTTATAATAGTATGGTTTCTAACGGTTATAAAAAGAATTTTGACAAATATTTTCCAGAATTAGTCCCAGATACTAATATCCCTAAAGGTATTTCTAAACAAGGGAGAGAGTATATAAGTGCGTATGTTAATAAGTTGAAAGAAGGTATGGACGAATTTATGTGGGAAAGAATAGTTGGTAACTCAAGTGATTGGCTATTTGCAGAGCAAGTTAAGAGACAGGCTATTGATGCTGGTTTTCTTAATAAGAAAGGGAAGCAGTTAAAAAGTATTCCAGAAAAGACATTGCTTAAATATGGAAGAGTGGCAGCAGAATATACCAATAATCAGCTTGGTACTCTATCAAGATTATCTTTTACATCTAATCAAGGTTGGATAATGAGCCTTGGCTTATTTGCTAGAAATTGGTCTATAGGTATATTGAGAACTATGACAGCATTACCATCTGGAGTTGGCCTGATAGCAAAAGATGCTACCTCAGCTTTAGGTCTTAATAAAGGCAAGGGTTATACTATGGGCACTACTGGTAAATTTGCAAGAGGAGGATATGTTGATATTGGAGGAAGAAGAGTTCAACCACTTCCACGTTTTTTACAATGGAGAGGAATGACTAAATTGGAATATGATTTTGTAGCAAGGGAAAGTGTTAAACACGTTGCTAAAGGTGGGATACAACTAGTTGCATTTAATGAAATAATTTCTCAAGTATTACAAACAAAAAACTTATGGGAACAAGATTTAGATACTCATCTTATAAATAACCCAAATAGAAGGTATTGGAATGTTATTAATAATCCTAGAGGATATAAAATGGATATATATTCTGGACGAAAATTAAAAAGTGGTAAGGAATTATATTATATAAACCCACTCTATAGATATCTAAGGGATGCTGTTAGATGGTATACAGACCCATTGCATACAGCTGGGTCAAAGATAGACGCTACGGGAAGACTTTTTGGAGAGATATTTATGAACAGGGATTACTGGGGTAATAAAATTGTCCAAGATTGGGATTCTTATCCGAAAAAAGCTATGAAGTTTGCAGACCATTCTTTTACAGCTCTTAATCCATATATGACTAATACTAAAGAAAAAGTTCCATATAATGTTATTCCACATAATTGGGCGATTACTGCTTTTGGAACTTGGTCAAGACAAGCTCATTCAGATAATTTATTAATGACTGATGGTTACGAGCAATGGAATAGAACAAAAACAGAAAAGCACGATGTTTCTAAAGCTATAAATGATGTTCTTTTAAATGGGAGTTCTGATGAATTTTATAAATTCATACAAAAACCAGAAATTCTTGAGTATTTCCCAAATCCAATTGAAACTATAAAGTATTTTGAAAAGAAAAACTTACATCCATTTAGGTTCTTTTTTGACCATATGATTAAAGAAGATGAGCGTTTCGAATTTGCAGAGACTTTCGTAAGAGAGCATATGTATAGCAAGGAATGGCTTAAAATGGGAAGAGGTAAAATTTATAAAGAATGGGCTAAAAAGAATAATATACATAGAAGGTTAAATAAAGAAGAAAGAAGATGGGCTTTATATGACAAGAGTCACGAAGTATTTAATTCTAAATTAAAAGAATATGGCTCAACTTGGAGTTTTATCAAGCCTTCAGATGATAAAAATAGAGGATTGAAAAAATAATGGCAGACGATAGAAGAGTAGTATACAGTATATCTGTTAATCCACAAGAAGGATTAAAAGATGAAAACCTAAATTTACACTGGATTCAAGATAGTGATATTAAGATTGCATTAGGAGGGAGCAATGCAATAGATATAAATTCAATACAGCCAGATTCTTGGTATAAATCATATGTTGTATTAAACACAACAGGAACATATCCTGGCTTAGGAGATGAAAGAATAACATCTTCTAATAATAGAGACTTTAGTAGTTCTGGAGATTGGACTTCATCAAACGCATCTAGTGTTACTATTGTTTCTGAAGCATTAAAAATTGTGACCAATGGAGATAATAATAATGATGAAGGAACTATCTTAGCATCTGAAAAATTTACAGCTATTGAAGCATCAAAAAAGTATAGAGTAACTGCTAAGTTAAAACAAACAGCAGGAGCAACTACACCAAAAGTTAAATTTGGATTAGGTGGAGCTAGTGTTCTAGTTAAAGCAGTTGATGGGTCTCCAAGCGATGGAACAATTGACGCAGTTGAACAAGAATATTATGCTGACATTACAACTATTAATAACACTGGAGATTTAACTATATTTAGACCATCATCAGATGATGCAGCTACAACAACATTTACAATAGACGATGTTTCTGTTAAGGAGGTTCCAATTGTAGAGTTTTTTTATGTAAAGAACAATTCTTCTGGAGCAGATAATATATTAATATCTTTTGACAAATCGGAATCTGCTGCTACTTATTTGATAAAAGTTCCTCCAGGAGAAGCATTTGCTTGTAGGATGAATGCATTAGGAGCTGATAATCTACACATAAAAGCAAGTGCAAATGATATAAGTTCTGAATATTTATCAGCTAAAGCAGAGTAATGATTTATAAATTAATAAATTTTTCATTAAACATATCTGCACAAGAAGCAAATATAAATGAAAATGGGATTAAGGAATGGAGCACTGATGATTCTATTGATGGAGAATTAGGAATTAATGGGGTTTTTTACCCTAATAATACAGAGTTCCAATTAAATCCAAATACATATAATCCAGAGTTTTATCTTAATCCTAATGAGGTATATAACGTAATAGATAAAGGATTGATTTTGATGTTAGGTTTCATTGAAAATGTAGGAGATAATGACTGTGTTTTGGGTTATAAAACAAATTCTGGAGAAAACATCTTTCCTATGAAACTTGACAAGAATGATTGTATATATTTAAGAGGAGCAGATACTATAGTTATGAGCCAGTTAATAATAAAATCTGAATTAGGAAGTACTATTAAATGTTTATTTACATCAAATGGAACCTTTACTAGAGTAGGTGATACTCAAGGAAATATAGTTAGAGACAGTTATAATAGAGAGGTGGTAGCATTCTTATAATATGCCAACATACGTATCACATAGCGAATTAACAGGAGGCGATTTACACGACCCAAAAGGATTAACTTATGATAATGGAAATTTATCTTTAGGTGAAACTTATGTATTAAAGGTAGATAGTATAGCACCAGTAAGTCCTAGTGCAGCTATCGCAATGACAAAAGTTACTATCAATGAGTTAGCAGGAGCATTAGATGCTGGAAATTATGCTTTAACTAGAATAAATATAGATAGTGGAGATATTAGTGGTGTAACTATTAGCAGTGGATTAACTTGGAGTGCTGCACAAAATTTCAATAATGTCCAAATGGATAATGTTAATATCCAGAGTGGAGTTATTAATACGGGACAAACAATGTCCGTAGCTGATATTACTGCTTCTGGCCTTATAACAACTACAGCTGGATTAAAAGATACATCGTTAACTCCAGGTCGTATAGTTCTTGTTGATTCCGACCAAACTATAACAGATGACTCTGATTTGACTTTTTCTGTAGATACTTTAACTGTTCCTAAGATAGGAGCTTTTCAAGCTGCAGGTTCTATAGATTTTAATAGCCAGGAAATGGAAAGTATAAATATTATAAGTGGTAATATTAATACTTCTGGAACATTATCATCTGGAGACACAACAATTACGGGAACCTTTACTGCTAATACAACATCAACTTTTACTGGATATATAACTGCTACAGCTGGATTGAAAACCAATCTAATACAAAATCTAGATAGTGAAACAGCTATAGAAATAGATGCTGACCAAAAAATCACAATTCCAAATACATTGGATGTTCAAACCTTAATATTGGGAGACTCAAGTTTTTCTTTTGTAAATAATTTTACACTTTCTAATCCAACAACAGGTAGATTGGATATGATTGGCGATAACGGTATTAGGTTAACAGAATCAGATTCTTCTACTAGTTATGCTAATTTATCTTTTAATAATGGACTTTCTATACTTTCTTCTGATGGTAACATAAGATTCAATGACGGCTCTATAACTGAGTTGTCAAATCTAACTGTTGACACTTTGAATGCAAGTGCTATAATATTAGATGCAGAAATTACAGCCACAGCTACTGAATTAAATACTTTAGATGGAATAGAATCAACTACATTAGAATTAAATCAATTACACGATAGTGGTATTACAACTTCAGATTTAGTAAAACTTGTAGGTTCTTCATATGAATCTACAGTTGCAGGAAAAGTTCCTATTTATGGAGAAAGTGCTACATTAAAGGCTTTAGTATCAATAACCGACCAAACTTTAATTCAAAACATAGGGCCATCAGCTAGTCCTTTAACTGTTAATGGACCTTTGGATGTTAGTGGAAATGACTATAGGGTAGGTGGAACAAGTTTCATAACAAAAGTAGGCTCAGAAATTGCACTTAAAGCTATTACAGAGATAAGTTCTGATGTTGAAACAGTTATAGAAACTGCTATAGATGCATTACCTAATTTGAATGTTATTAATGGACAAGACTTTTTAATTGAAGGGAGTTTAGCTGTAGAATCTGGTTCAAGCGTATTTTTAAACCAAGACCTTACAACAGACGCTTTGGGTGTTCAATTTGGAAACTTACAATTAGGCGTTATGCTTTTAAATCATACTAGTTGTGCCATTGGTAATACTGCAGGAGAACCTATAAATTTAGAATCTGATGTTACGATTGAAGACACTTTAAAATTAAATGGAAATAATAAAATATTTTGGAATGATGCAGACACGAATTATATAAAAGGAAATGATTCTGAGATAGTAATTGATGGAGGAGATTACTTAAAGATAAATGCAAATACTCAAGTCCATATAGGTTCAGATTCTAGTTTAACAGGTTCTGCTGACGCTATTTTATTAGACGGAAACGTAAGGGTTACTGGAGCATTTTATGTTGTAGGTGATACAACTCACGAGAATGAAACAACTTTAGATGTCACAAATGCAACAATATCTGTTAATGTTGGAGGAGCTGCTGGAAGTGGTAGTGAAGCAGGATTGCTTGTTGAGGAAGATGGTTCGGCTACTGGATATTTTAAAACAAATACATCAAGAAAAGGTTGGGATATAAAGGGCCCAGCAGATGCTGCTGTTACTACAATAGAAACAGATAGTAATGTTACTATTTTAAGCACAACAGCAAGCAGTGGAATGAGAATAAATGATGCTTTAAATATAACTGGAGCAACTGACATAGATTCTACTTTAAACGTTGATTCAAATACAGATATTGCTGGCTATTTAAAAATTAATACAAATAAATTTACAGTTGCCTCTGCTACAGGGAATACAACTGCTGCAGGCACAATGACTATTGATGGACACACAGAATTAAACTCAACTCTTAATGTTGATTTAGCAGCAACATTCCAAGATAATTTTACTATCAATGCTGATAATAAGATGTTCAAAATACAAACAAATTCTGATGTTGATAAATTTACAGTAGATACAGACAATGGGAATACTGATATACAAGGAACTTTAAATGTTGTCAATGCTGCAACGCTTCACGATAATGTTACTATCAATGCAGACGATAAAACATTTACTATAGAGCTAGATAATGGAACACCTAAATTTACTGTGGCTAGTGCTACTGGTAATACTCATATGAGAGGAACTTTAATAGCAGATGGACATACTGATTTAAATAGTTCAACAACTATTGATGGAGCTACTATAATTAATAATGGTTTAAATATTACAGCTGACAATAAAATGTTCACTATAGAAACTTCACTTGGAGCAGATAAATTTACTGTTGATACGGATAATGGAAATACAAATATAGAAGGAACACTAGATGTTACAGGGAATGTTGCATTAGATGAAGATTTAATAATAGGAGATGCAGCTGATGATTCTGTTACATCCAATTCCTCTACTTGGTCCTTTCCAAATACTACAAGTATAAATTTAAAAGATGCAACAGTAGGAGCTTTAAAATTTGAGACGGATTCCTTAGTTTTTGATACAGCAAATGATAGAATAGGAATTAATCAATCTACTCCAACAAGAGCTTTAGATATTGTAGGTGGAACAACAATGACTGGAGACCTTCACGTAGGGGGGAATGATATAACATTTGGAAATGGGGAATATTTATCTAATTCTTTAGATGGAACTTTAAGATTTAATTCAAATTTGAGATTTGATATTGATTCTGATAGTTCTATTTCTTTTAGAACTAGAGATACAGATGGAGTTGGCTCTAAATTAACTATAAAATCTCAAGATGCTTTAAATGGAGATAATAATGGTGGAGATATATGGATACAAGCTGGAGCTAAATCTGGCAGTGGAACTGATGGTAGAATAGATATTAAATCTAAATCAAACATTAGAGATGAAATGTTATTTGACTCTACTAAAAAATTATGTTGGGTTGGAACAAATCAATATATAGAAGGAAATGGCAGTGTGTTAAATCTTGATGCAGAAGATACTCTTAATATATATTCAGATTCTGAAACACTTATAGATACTCAAACACTTACAATAGGAGCACCTACACTTGTTGATATAGCAAGCGTAGAAGTTGCTATATCTGGAGACATAGATTTAGAGGGAGACATTTATATGCAATCTGGAGCTGGTACTGGCTCTATTATATACTGGGGGACAGATTTATCTCAACCTTATATAAAAGGCACTAACAGTGGAATGATAATAGACTCAAATGACACTTTGGTTGTAAATGCAGATACTAATACAGTATGGTCTTCACCTTTAACTGAGTTAACAGCTATAACTTCCTTTCAAGTTACAACAGCTTTGTTAGATTTGGATGTTGGGGTGCTTGTTGATATAGATGCTCCAGAGGTAGATATATCTGGTAGTTTAGATATCGAAGGAGATATTGATATGGCTACTGGTAAGAAAATAACTTGGGTTGATGATAATCAGCATATAACAGGTACTGATTCTAGTATAACCATAGAAAGTGATAATTCATTCTTAGTTGAAGCTGATAATGATGCAACTATTAATTGTAATAATTTATTCTATGGAGTAGATGGAGATGATACATCTGTAATAAATACTTTTAGAGGTTCAACATCAGATGGTGTATTTCGCTGGAGAAGTACTCCTTTAACTGGTTTTGTAGAAGGTCATTTTCAATTTTATGATGATATATTTATGCAAGATGCTGAACATATATTCTTCAGAGATGACCAAACATCAATATATAGTTCCACTTCATATCAGTTAGATATAAAAGCTAGAAATTCTGGTTCTGGGAAAATTATGTTAGATGCAGATGAAGTTCACTTACATACCAATTCTACATTCGGAGGAGTATTTTGTGATAATTGGATTACATTTGATAATTACAATGATGGTATAGCATTTGTTGATAGTGGCAAAACTATTATGGGGACAACCCACAATATACAATATAATGCAGGTGCAACATCTGCTGACCAACATCTTTTCAGAAATCGTATTAGTATAGGTGATGCAGATAGTAGCCATTGGGGAGATGCTTATGGATATAAGTTAAATGTTAAACCAGGCTCAAACGGAAATCACATCACCTCTGGAATAGAAGATTTTAGACAGAACTACTCAGTTATATGTAGTGATGCTGTTGTATTAATAGATTAATTAAATAGGAGTTTTATAGATGGGAGCAACAAATTTTGCAAATGTAACTTGGTATGGAGAAATGCCAACAGACAGACTCGTATCTGGTTTTTTAACTATTAATGTTAGAAAACAGGGGTCAAGTGGTACTGCACAACCAGACGATTTAAAGCACGACCAAAGGTCTCAACCTACAAATTGGGACTACACCTCAACTGTGAACCAGTTACCAATAGGTGATGCAGAAGACCAGGCCATAGGAGATTATCATTGTTTTTTATTCTGGGTTGTAGGTGCAGCACATTGGCACCAACATAGAACTCCAACCTGGGTTCATCCTAATGAGTTTTTAGGTGGAGGAACATATGAAGGAGAAAAAAGAGCTTATCCAGACCACCCTTATTGCCAAAGTTTTGTAAGAGCCTATCCAGTAGCTTTAATTAATCCAGATACAGGAACCCTTTTAAATCATAGGGTTGAAACTGTAGATGGTAAAACTGGAGTTATTATAAGTAAACTTGGAAATCCTAGCAATGGAGCTGAACTTGGATATGCTGGAGATGGGAGTACACAAGATACATCTGTAACTGGACTTGCTCATAAATGGAATTGGGAATCTATAGCAGCACAATTTGGAGTACATAATGGTTTAGGCTCTCCATATAAACAGCCTACTGGCACCCCACACCCTAATGGATTAACTTCAATTGTAGGAGATAACCTCTCAAGCAATGGAGATGTTATGAGTGGTTTCCCAGACCTTGCTTTTAACAGAGAAACAGATGGAAATTCGGCAAACAATACAGGATTAAGTCCTAACGAAGGTAATGGATTTAAGAGAATTGGGTTTTCTGAACCAAATAATAATGATGATGTTTTTAAAGATTTTGGAAACGACCCTACTGCAGATAATTATGGAGAAAATTCTTCATCCCCATCAGATATAGATAAAACATTAAGACCTCCAGTTGCTAAAGTTCTAATAGAGGGGTACCATAGGTTTGACTGGACAGATAATACTTCAACTAGTAGCTTTGATTTAGACCTTCATTCCCCATATTGTATTAAAGTACAATTAAAATTATGGAATGATGAAACGGATATACAGGTAAATCAATGGGGACAAGAAAGAATAACTGGTACTGGATATCAAGATAATGACCAGCTTGGAAGCCAAGATTCAGATGGAACCTCTGCAGCAGGTAGAAATAGGAATGTACAAGCAAATATTTCATATATGCCTTTTGGAGAAACTCATAAAATCAAGTTTACAACAAGTTTACCAACTGGAACAGATGGAGATGGAGGATAGATATGGTAAAAAACGATATAAAGATTATAATAGATTGGACATTGAAATACTTGAATATGCATTCAGATGATGCATCTGCTCTTGTATATAGAACTGGTATGGCTGAAACTAAGTATAATCACTTAAAGCAAATGGGAGATGGTCCTGCTTTAGGGTTTTTTCAGTGTGAACCAAATACTATGAAAGATATTATGGAAAATTATGTATCTTACAGAGATGGATTGAAGCAAAAAATATACTATTTAGGGTATAATGATGACAATCCAGAGATGTCTTTAATGTCAAATGTGGCATTACAAGTAGCTTTTTGTAGAATAAAATATAGAAGAGACAGATTACCTATTCCCAATAAAGATAAAATTGAGGAACAAGCAAAATATTGGAAGAGAGTATATAATACAAGGCTTGGAAAAGGAACTGTTGAACATTTTTTATCTAATAACAAACCAAAGGAGAAGTAAATGGCAGATTCAATAGCAAGTCAATTCACTGGCTTACCAATAGAAACTTTAATAGCAGCACCACTCATAGCAGCATCTGATGGTCAAAAATCTTTAGCAGCAACAACTGCTTCATTCATACAAGAAGTGGGTATGGATAAAGATGGGAATACTAAGTCGGTTGCGTTTAAATATGAAGATGGTTCTGAAAGTGTTGCATTAGATGTTCCATTATTATCAATCATTAATATACCTAGCCTATGCGTAGATACTATTGATGTTGAATTTGAGATGGAAGTATCAGCACAATCGGCAAGTAAATCATCAACAGATTCTAGTGCGACTGCAAGTGCATCAGTAGGTTGGGGTTGTTGGAGTGCTAAGTTTGAAGGTAAAGTATCGCATCATAGTGAGAATAGTAGAAGTTCAGATTCATCTGCTAAATACTCAATATCCGTTAAAGGTAAACAAGAAAAACCAGAAGGATTAATGAAAGTGTTAGATATGCTTAACAATTCAATAGGCAAACAAAAAGACAGTACACCGTCTAATGGGTAAATTCAAAAAAGGTAATTTTTTAGACCACTTAACTAAAAGTCTTTCTGATGCAGTAGTTCAAGCTAATGCTTTAGCCGAGAATCAACATATAGAATCTTTAAGTAAGTTTAGAAATGAAGATGGTACTCCTAAAGAAATGAAATGGGTTATTAATGGAGAAGACGTTAATGTACCATTACAAACATTAGCTCCTCAGAACTCCATTCAGATGTCTGAAGTCAAAATGAAACTAAAGGTTAAGTTGAATAATTTTGGTAAAAGGAAGTCTAGATTAGGTGGTGGTATCTTTAAAAAAGAAGATGCAGGTGCAATAGGAGCAGACTTGGGAGCTTCTATTTTACCTTGTCGTAATAATTATGCTGATTTAGAAATTACCTTTAAAAGTACTGACCCACCAGAAGGACTTGTTAGATTAAACAATAATTTAATTAAACAAATACCTTGATAGGAGGATAGTTATGGGATGAACCCTAAATGGCTTAAACAAAGAGCTATAGTTACACCAGATAAGCATTTTCCAATAGCAGATTATGCTGCAATAAATGTTGTTTGTAAAGCTATAGAACTTGTAAAGCCAGACACTTATATAGATTTAGGTGATACTGGAGAGTGGGAACTCTTTAGTAATCATTATTGGAAGAATAAGGAGAAACCACCATTAGAGGTTTTAATTCCTATGTTGGACAAAGAGGTTAAATCTGTAAATGATGGTATGGATATAATAGATAAGTCCCTTGATAAAATTAAATGTAAGAAGAGGTATTTTATACAAGGTAATCACGAATTATGGTTAGATAATTTTGTTGACAAGCATCCATATCTCCCTCAGTATAAAACTGAAAATGCTTTAAATATAAAAAAAAGAGGATATGAATATTGGGAATATATATCTGATGACAAGTTAAAGATAGGAAAACTTAATTTTACACACGGAAACTATGTTCCTATACACCACGCTAAAAAACACTTAGCATCTTTTAAAGAGAATATTATGTATGGCCATACTCACGACCTACAAAGATTCACAGAAACAGGATTAGGTGGAACTCAAAGTGCCTGGAGTATGGGATGTTTAAAAGATATGACCTCTCAAAAAAACAAGTGGTTAAAAGGAAATCTTCATAATTGGAATCACGCTTTTGCAATTGTAGATTTTTTTCATAATGGAGATTTTAAAGTTGAGGTAGTTGAAATAATAAAAGGTAGAACCACGGTATGGGGCGAACTGATAGATGGAAACAAATGATAGAAAAATTATTGAAAACAAACTTTCTGTTCTTATATTATTATGGCTACTTGACAAGGTAATAATGTTGCTAATGTTAATTTTTACGAGATGAGTGTAAATGGAAAAGGAAAGTATAGAGGCACTTTTAGGACAGTATGGTTGGATAATCATAACTGCATTCTTGTTTTTAATTGGCAGAAAGAGTATGGAATCAGCTATAGAAGCTATTAAAGTTTTTGCTGGTAACGACTTAAATACTGATGATGTTATTATATTTGATGAAAGACCTGCTAGAGTTGTAAGAGTAGGTATGTGGAAGACAATATTATTTGTCTATGAAGTGGGTTGTGCAAAAGGAAAACCTTATGTTAAGGGTGGAAATAAAGTGTCAATCCAAAACGATAAGCTAAAAGACCATCTTATTGAAAAGCCATTACAAATGCTTGACTTGAAGAGATGGGATGACTGTAAAGAGAAATAGGAAATGAGAGATACATTAAATACATTATCAGCATATCCAGAAATAGGAATAACAACAAGTATGGGTTCGGGAATTATACATTATTTAGGCGTATTAAATCCAATATTAAGTTTCGTATCTTTAGTGATAGGAATTATTATTGGGCTTGTCACTTTATATCTTAAAATAAGAGAATGGGGAAACGAATAAATAAATTCATCGACATTGTTGTGCCTATTCTGGCACTATCATTAGCGTTTACATTATATAGATTAATGGAACTATTTAATCCTTTTATAGTATAATGGAACGTTTGTAACTTGCAAAATGAAGAACTCTATTTTAAAAATATTAGGAAACATCTTAATAAAATCTACAGGTTTTGATGTTCAGATAAAGCAAATCCAAAAAAATATAAATAAATATGGTCAATATATAGAAGACATTGAAAAGGATATTGCTATTTTGAAAAAGTCAAAAGGTAAACTAAATAAACTCAAGGAGAGATTCAAATGATGTCATTCATAACAAGCAACTGGGAATGGATTCTACTAGGTATGTATGTAGTAGAGAAAGTTGTAAAACTTAGTCCATCTCAAAAAGACGATGTTATTTTCGATATGATACTTAAACCTATTTTTGATAAGTTTAAGAAATAATGGATGCACTTGTCGATATTTGTGGTCATACCTATCAAATTAAGCTGGTAGAAGACCTTCATACATCTGATAATATCAAAATCTGGGGGAGAGTTAATAACTCCCTCCAGGTTATTGAACTTGAAAAAGATTGTTCTAAATCTAAATTAGGAGAAGCTCTATTGCACGAAATATTACACGCAATTGATTCTTCTATTGATGTGGACCTTGATGAAAGAAAGACACAGATTCTGGCTAACTCGCTGAACCAGTTAGGTTTGGGAGAGTATTTGGCTGGTAAACTAGACCTAGTTAATCGTTAGGAAACTTTTGGATAGTGTCAATTTCTGACATAGCCAATCCTGCAATATTATCTTGTCCAGTTTCTTCTATAGCCTCAAGAGCAATCATAGCTATATTTTTAATCTTCTTTAACTGCTCTATTTTTTGATTTTGTTTAGTAATCATTATTCTCAGTTGAGATATTTCTTCGTTTACTAACATTTTTTCCTCGTTTCGTTAAGATAATGTAATTATACCAAAATTCAATTTTTGTGTCCCCCGTCAAATCTGAAGAACTACTTGTCCATTCTGGAATAGATGCGTTAGTTGCAGTGGTCATATTTTTCAGCAATCCTTCTAGACATTCCATTTAACATAACACTTTCAATATCACACTTTAACTCTTTATTTTCTTCTTCTAGAACTTTTAGCCTTTGACATTTTGTTTCTAGGTCTAGCATTATTTGTTCTATTTGATATTGTAGTTTTTTTATTTCGTGTACTGCTTCTACTGGTATTTTTACTCTCTTCATATTTCTCCTTTGTGTATTTGGCTATTAATATTGCATCAGCAACATATAGTGTTATTCTTGTATCTGGATATGCTTTCTGTGCTATCTCTTTAAGTTTATTCTTTCTATCTTTTTTAACTTTAGGCAGCACTCCATAATGAGACATCCATTTTTTAGGCGTTACTTTAGTATATTTTATATCTAAAGAAGATAATATGCCTTGCCAAATCCCATAATTTTCTCCGAAACTAAAAGTACTTTTCACTCCTTGATTCGGAAAACTATGTACTAATTCCAATTTAGCGACACATTTATCAATTTTCCTAATTATTTTAATATCCGTTATAAGTGTGCTTAAATCTTTTGGAAACCTAAAGCACTGAAGGTTATTATCATCGTCAATAAATGCGATGCCACCACTCTTCCCTGGGTCTACACCTATATAAATCATCCTATAATCCTTACACTATTTTCTATATCTAAAAAGCCTACTAATTTTTTAATCTTCTCAGTATTCCCAAATTCTGTTTGTCTAGGCATATCTCTCCACTCCCAATTATAAGAGCAATCTTTCTTTGTCAAGTTAAATATATATATATTAGACTCCATCCTAACGGCATATATAAAATCTTTATTAGCTACTTGTGAATATACGAGATTATAACTATACTTATCAAATTCTATCATAGTGTCTTTGTAAAACTTATGCCTATCTTTTATTTCTACTATATATCTTTCATCCTCTGCATCAAATCTATTATATTCATATTCGTCAGCCTTCAATGATAATCTACATTCTAAATTAATCTTATCTAGTATTTGCTTTTCGGCATCTTTCATTATTATCTCCTATTTGGTGTTAAGTCAGCATTGCAACATCTACTATCTTCGCCTGCTATTTTAAATTGGTCATAAAAGTCAGATGTGTTGCATTTAGTACAATATCCCATTCTAGCATTTCCAGTAGCATCTAATTTAAATTCAGAGAAATGTAGTTTAGGCTTTGTTGGTTGTTTATTTTCTTTTTCATAATTACCTTCTAAAATCTTAGTCATATTAGTTGGATTTATAACCCAATCAAATGTTACAGACCAGCTTGTTTCTTCTCCCATAAGGAATTTAGATTTCTTTATTTTATTTAAGTATGTACCCCAATCCTCTACAGTCCATTTATTCTCTTTAAATCTTTTCATAAGGTGAGTTTTTCTATTACCATTTATAGATATTATAGTTGGAACATTTGTTCCTTTAAATTTATCATTCCACATAGTGTGTATTAGTGTAATATTAATTGTATTATTCTTTGTATTATTTTGTACAGGTTTTTTTGGAGAGGTATCCAAATTTTCTTGTAGACCCTCTACTGGGAACTCTTTAGAGCTTAACCATATTTTACGTTGATTCCCGTCTTCTTGATTAACAAAGATTCTAATAAAGCCTTCTGATACTAATGAAGATACCCAATTAGATACTGTGTTGTTTGATACACTATACAACTTAGCAAAGTATTTGTTAGATGCGTAGCAATACCCCTTCTTATTACAAAGAGCAGTAATCTCTCCATATAATAATTTAGCATTAGGTGGTATGTTCTCGTTGTATCTAACTATAGCTGGTATAATTGCATAGTAACTTGATTTTATTTCCATATTCCCCCTTTCTGTAAGCGAGAGGCTAGGTTCTTGTTCCCCTATTTAAGACAGTAGTTAGCTACCACCTCTCACTACAAGTTAAAAGCAAGAGTGTCAAAAGAGATGGAACTGGTCATAAGGAAACACCGTGTCACGGCATAAAAACCAAACACCTCGGCTGTGGTCACCCCAAATAATCCCCTACTGTATTCAGCGTTGATTATTCTTTAGTCAGTATTAAATATGTAGTTAAACATATTATAAGTATAATACTAATGCAGCTCTCCACTCTTGCTTTATACACCAAGACACTACTCTTGAGCAATTTTATAAGAAATCATTTGTAGCTTTTTTAGGCTTTGTAGTGTCTTTCTTCTTATTACCAAACTTAGCATTCATTTCAGCAACATATTTATTGTCATCAAACAGACCTTCAAATACATCTGAATTAAATCCAAGTCTACTTAAACCCTTAGTAAGGGCATCTGTAGCAACTTTCTTAACTGCATCATCATCGTGTCTATCTTGTTGCTTGTATACAATAGAACTATTTATAGCGAATCTATAAGGTTTATCGTTCCACCTATACCAAAGTAATGCTTGATAGACAAAGTATCCTTCTGATGGTACTGTTATGCGTTCTTCTTCAATCCCCCAACCTATACCTATGGGACCAAAGACTTGTGTTGCTTGTTTAACTTGTGTCTGAGCACCTATAGCCGTAAATCCACCACGAGCATTTACGTGCTTAGTGTTCTCTGGATTAGTATTACAGACTTGTTTCCAAATCTCCATATTATCCACTTTTACTTTTGTTTCTTTTGACATCTAACCCCCTTATTCTGGAAAAGGAATTTCATCCTTCGGTTTATTGTTATCTTTATTAGCATCATAAGGCTCACTAAATGAGAGACCTAAATATGCATTTCCGTTTGCACTGGTATTCTTCCAAGAAGAAATTTGCATCATTCTACCATTTACCATACATTTTCCAGTATAGTCTGGTTGAGAGTCCTTCTCTTTTCTATCATTTACAAATAATGCACCAGAGTTATCTTTTTGTTTATTCATTTTCTATCCTTTCTCTCCATTGGAGATATCGTTTATTTTGTTTATGTTTGTTTCCAAACGCTTCTCTTAAAGCACAAGATTGACATACCTTTACTCTTTGCTCCGTTATTTGGGTAATCCATATATACGTAAAGCCATTCCATTTAGTTACGCCACAACACTCGCACTTTAAATCTTTACGACCATTAAATATCATATGTTTAGACATATCTCTTTTACTATTAGCCATCTTCTCTTAATTTTTCTAAACTTTTTAGCCATTTTTTGTTTTCTGATAAATTACGATTTTCCCCTGCATCCTTAAACTGGCTTATATATTGTTCTAAGTACTTATCAACATCATATCCTTTATTTACGGCATATAAAACAACTCTCTTTATAAGGTCTACCTCTTTTTCTATAGATTCAGATGCTAAACTATGATAATCTTGCTGGAACCAAGTTGATAAGACATATTTTTCATTAGATATGGGTTCAAAAGAGCAGTGTACGTGTGTATAAAATGGTGGAAAAAGGACTATATTTCCTTTTTCTGGCTTTATTTTTATATTTTGATATAGAAAACCAGTTTCTCCACCCTCTTCAACAGAATTAAAATAGCAAACTGCTCCTAACCACCTTGTCATAGAGCGTATAGACCAGTGACCTTGGTCATAATGCCACCTATAATAGTTTTTTTCTGTTCCATATCTCTTTGCATTAAAATCTAATATATGTAAATCTTTACTTAATTCTTGAAATATTTTCATTCTAGAATCTTTCTTTACAGATTCTTTATAAGAGTAAGGGTCTTTAAATCCAGAATACATATCTATATAATCATATAGGCAGTTAAATAAAACTTCAGACAAACTTGATAGAAAATTAGTGAGTTCTTTGTTCTCCATATAATTATGAAGACCCATATCTGTTGACATTTTTATATTAGCATTTTTTTCCGACTGACCCACAACTCCTGGATGTTGTAGTTTGTCGTTATCTTCAAAGAAATTGATAAGAAAATCACATAATTCATCTGGAATTACCCCTTTGAACACCTCTATAAAATTTGGTTCCCATTTACCATCTATTTCCATATCTTCCCCCACCTATTTAATTTATCTTGATGCTTTTGTGCTTCCTTTTTATTAAAGAACCTTTTGCCATCTGATGCAATCCAGACGTGCATAAGTTCGTGAGTGATATATTTCACTTATAAAGGGCTATTGTTTAGGTAATCTACAAATTCTCCAAACGAATCTGGGAGTTTAGGATTATTAAGACACCCATCAAGCAGTTCTCGCATCACAAAACGCTCAATAGGACTCAATACTCGCACTTTTTTTATAATTGTAGGTAAATCCTCTAGATGACCTCTTTCCTCGCAAAAATCGGCTATTTCTGCTTCCCACTTTCTTCGGGATATCATATCAGAAATTCTTAGGTTAGATGGAGTTGAAGATAACAATATCATAACCTCGTCTGGACTGAATTGTTCTTTGAGCAATTTTATAGCCTCTTCACGTAGATATGGATAGCCCTCTACAGCAATCCTAGCACCTGCGTGGTTGTTTTTAAAATTATTAGTGTAATATTCTATGGTTTTATCATTTACACGTATTGTAGTGTTGTTTTTCACACATATTCTCCTTGCATTTGTATTGTTAATTTACTTGTTTTTATCTTCATTAGCAAGATTTACTTGTTTTTCTATATATTTTTTGAGTTTTTTATCATCTTTCTTCATATTTATATATGATATGAATATTGAAATCATCTCATTAATCCTCGCTATCTGTGATTGGTGTGCTAATAAGTGATTTGTTATCTCTTTATTTGTTAGTTTCTTCATATTTTTTCTCCCATATTAAGGCAACAGAGTTTTTCTTGTTGACCATTGGTTTTATTGTTAGTACATCTCCGTGTTTTAATCCATTCGCTATTAAAAAACTGCGTGGTATCTGGATTCTACCTTTGCTATCTATATTAACCTTCACTATGTTTACCATTCTTATACTCCTTTATGAATTTATTTATTAGAATTAGTAATATTACTTGATAAATCACTCCTACTACACTCTCTATCATATAGAGGAGTTGATACATTGCATCTGTCATATTTTCTCCTTTTTTTTATAGAGAGCCATCAGCTCTACCTGTTTTATGTGACATATTCCCTTGTGCGTGACCAGTCACTGACTCTCTATGTTATTGTTTACTTACGCAACCTCAGTAGTTTCCTCTTCTGTTGTAAGTAACTCATCCACACTTTTAATAGCATCTCTAATACCATCAAGAGCATTCGTAGCATTTGAACAAGCATTATCTGCATAGCTATATGCACTACTTGCTTCATCTTCAGCATATTGAGCTTCGTGTTTAGCACTTGATAACTCATCTGCTATATTTTCAAGAGTATCTCTCTCTACTAATACGTGAGTATCTGTGTTAAATTTTTTATATCCATCTCTTTTCTCTTTTTCAAGAGCTTGGATATCTTCGTTTAACTTAGTGTTATCTCTAACTAGTTGTTCAAACTCGCTAATCATACTTTTTAGTGTCTCAGTTATGTCTCTCATTGTCGTTCTCCTTTTTTTGTTTTATTATGATATTCTAAATCCACCACTCTCCAGACAAAAGTCAGCAAATCTTCTTACATTGCTCTCATTGAATGGATATGATGTTGCCCACTTGTCGCCTTTCTCTTCAGCTAACATCTGTTCTTCCGTATATTTAAGTTGATATTGTTTAACAAGCCCACCCTCTAGTAATATGTATAGCCGTGTTCCTAGAGCGATTGCTTTATCCTCGTCTATAAGGTGTCCACTATTATGATGCCCTTGTTCCCAATCCTCTTCAGTTATTACGCTTGAGTTATGATAACAATAGTCCCATAATGGTCGCCACCACCAGCAGTTGTTTCTAAAGTACACACCTACATTATCTTCTTCGAATTGTTCTTGTTCTTTCCAGAATTTCTCACGCAGTTCATTATCTCCGTCCAGAATTTCCCATTTTTCTTTAAAGTCCATATCCTTGTATTTTGTAAATGTAGGATATTGGTCTAGGCTTTTATTTATTTTCGGATTTTCTCCGTGTACATCCATTCCCATTATTCTTTCCCCCATACTAGATTTAGTTTATAGTCATTTGCTACCTTTTTTAGCAATATTGTTGTATAATGTTTTTTATCTGAGGTCATCTCTTCAAGAAATCCCTCAACGAACAAATATTCTATTGCTTCTAAGCACTCTGCTTTAGTTACTTTTTCCATACTCTTCTCCTTTACTTTTGTTAGTATATCCATAAACATAATGAGTAGACCTTCGCTTTAATGCTTTGTTATGCATTTCTGTAATCTCCTCATATTCTCTTTTTATCTCTAGATATGTTGTCTCAGTCATATTCTGACCATTTTTCATTCTCGTAACATTTCTCATTAATCTCTTAATGTATCCTACAAGATTTATTGCAGTATTAGTTTGTAGCATTGTTGTGTCTAAGTGCATCTCTTCTCCTTTCATCTTCTTTCCTTTCTTGTTTATATTCTATCCAATCGTCATAGGATAAATCCCTTAGACAATCAAGTGGATACCACATATTCTTTGAGTTGTCTGGTTCATCTAATAACATTTTCAATTTATCTTCATCGCAATTATATCCTTCGTATATAATTTTATATACATCTTCTGGATAACAATCTATACCAGTGTCCAGTATATCTTCCATTGCATTATTCTCTATATCTACATTCCATATAGCAGTTTCTAACTCTAGTCCTATGTATGCTAACTCTGTTCTCTTCATATTATTCTCCTATTTGGTTTTCGTTTAATTGACATCTGATTGTAAACTCTCTATCTCTTATGTCTACACTATGGTGGTCGAGCCACCCTCCGTCAAAGTCGTGAATAAACCTATCAATCTCGTCTTTGTCGTCTTCGTGAACATCAACCACTGCCCACACACCCTTCATATCCATTTTAGTGATTAGAGTGATGTCCTCTGCCTCCTTCACATTAGCGAGGAGATTTCTACCACACATCTCTTCTCTTATAGCCAAAGCAATAGGACAATTATTACAATCGTTCTTCATTCCGTCTTTAATATGATTTGCTGTTATTTTTATTTCTGCCCACTCATTTTCTTTAATATTCATTTGAATGACCTCCAGTTTCTCACACCTCTAGTTGGTGTGTTGTTAGTTAATGTTTCCTTACACTTCAGTAAGGTTTTCTTATATTTAAGAAAGTCATCTTGACAAAGTCCTTCAACTCCGTCAAGAATGTCTATTATCTTGTTTATGTTCGTTGTATGATAACTCATTTACCCTCCTTAGTTATTTTATATCCCATTTCTTTTAACCTACTAACTTTATCAGCAAGTATAGTTTCATCGGATACATTTTCTGATATTGTTATGAATACATTAATACCTAAACACTCACATATTCTCTGTTCTAATACATTCGCCATCTCTTCTAAATCGTAGTTCTTCTTTCCGTCTTTAGAATGTTCCCAGTAGTACACAGGCATAGGGATAAAACTCCCATAGTCTCTGTATTGCTTTGTTACCAATCCATCTTTATTTATATGACTCATAATCCTATCTCCTTTAATCGTTTATCTATCTTTGGTTTTTCTTCGTCTGGAAGACTATCCCAGTACTCCATAAGTATCCCTACTGCCGTCTTATATCGGTGCAGTTTTTCGTTTAATCGGTCAATTTCTTCTTGATACATCAATATATCATCTTCTATTTGCCTATATTGGTTTAGTTGTTCGGCTAATTGGTCGATTTCTTCTTGATACTCTTCTGTAATCTCTCTTAGATATCTATCCATTTAGAACCCCCATAGATTTCGTTTAATTTGTGACTCTGTTTGTTTGCTAGTATGCTCTACCTTCTCCCAATTACCTTCGTCATTTCTAACATATTGTATATCTGTTGCATATACACTACCCATTTCATCAAACATTCCCACCTCTGAGCCGTGTGTCTTGATTAGTCGCGTATTTCCCTTCGCGTTATCCATCATTACCCCACTCACTAGTACTCCTAGTTGAGATGTTTTGATTTGCATTCCTTTTTTTATGTCATTAGTTTTCATTTTATGCTCCTTTTTAGTTTATTAACTGCTGTCTTGTATGCTACCTCTACCCTTACATCTTCACTCCTCTTTAAATGTGTAATTATATCTCCTAAATATTTCATCGCTTCATATATTTCTCCATTGGTTAAATCATATAAAACACTCTCTAAATCTTCTGCAAGTTCTTTATTATTCATTTTATAACCTCCACTATTTGTTGTGTTCTGTCTTGTATTCTGTAACATTTGAGGCAAGTTATACAAGCCCCTCGACAATTAACCTCTTCTTG